GGGTATACGCACCGCTAGTTTCGTTTAGGATGTAGTACACCTGAACAGTCGCGGGAACCACAATTGTTACATTGCCCGTCAATGTTCCAGTATATTTTTGAATGACGTTTGAAGCCTCAGCCGCTGTCAGCGTATAACTTCCAGTCGCAACAGCCTTGGATAGTTGAGTAAACGCAAATTGCGTAGACTTACCCAATCCAACTGTGTAGAACTGGGTTCCGCTACATACAACAATACAAGAATCAGTTGGCTGTAAAACAATAGAAGCAGACCCGTTGATTAGGTTTCCGCTTGTGCCAGTTACAGTCAAAGCACCAGTTCCGTTATTGCGCACAAACATGAACCAGTTATCGCCAAGCGTAGAGGCAAGGGATAGAGTCAATGTACCTGCGCCACCAGTCCATACATAAGTGCTAGAACGGTCTGTTGTAAGCGCCGTGTAACTAGAAGAAAAGGTTGTTACAGGCTGGCTTTGGTTCAATGTTTGACCAATAGCCAACAGCCCGTATCCAGCCAATGTAGCCGCGTCTGCGCCAGAAGAGCCAATTCCAAAAGCAATAATTCCCCACGTTCCAGCCGTGGTAGCGTTGGTTGTAATGTAAATGTACTGCGCCTGACCAGCGGCAACCGTAACAATTGTGTTTGCGCCAGTAAAGTCTTTGACGGTTACAGCAACAGAGCCGACGTTACGAATTAAGGCATCCTGACCTACCGAGGCTTGATTGGCAGGAGGCATCCACAATTCGTTTGCCGTAGAAGTGGTTGACACCTCCATGACCCGAGCCGCGGAGTCATTAGCAATTGAGCCGTTGATAGGCCACGTCAACTGCAAGTCATTAGTCAGCGTGATGCGACTATACGATACGTCAGTTGGCTGGATGACGTTACCAGTAAAAGGGCTGTTGTAACTCATTATGTGTCCACCGCTACGGCTTGACGATCAGCCAATCTCAATTTATCTTCCGCCATCAAGGTTTGCATGATGAGGTCATAGTTTTGTTGCCACATACCCATGCGTTCATCATTCTTGAGGAACGGCATAGCCTGCAACAAAGACCCATACAGCAACGCTTGGGGCGCGTAAATTGTGAACCAATTCGTCTGGTTAGAAGAATCCAAAGGCTGGATGCGCTCGTAATACAGCACTTCAAAAGTGTAGGCTGTAGCAGGAGTTGGTGCAACCAACCAATGGGTGTAGTCGTAATCCGCAAAATAAGCGGGAATACCAGTCTTGGTCGCGTCAGGCCAATACTCACGAAGGTACTCATACTTGCGCAACAAAACAGGCTGTCGCTCACCAGCGACTGAAATATTGAACGAAACTGTCTTATGCCAACGTGCTGGCTTATCAATAACCGCTTGGTTGGAAACCATTGTGGATTCCACAACGGTTAAATTACCTAAAAACTTAATTTGGCTGGCAATAATTTGCTCTGCCAGCATGATGAATAGAGGGATTTTCTCAAGCGTAGCGGTGTCAGTACGCTCCAGATATGACTGAATGTTTTCGACCAAGGAGTCATATGTCATTACCGAAGCAGTCGTCACGCTATTTCTCCAAGAATTTGGTATAGGTTATTGTATTGCCTAGACCTTGTTTAGGCAACTTTGGCATGGTATTGGGCTTCGGTTAAAACTCCAACCTTGTATTTTCCTTCTGGCTTATAGATGGTCAGTTCTTGCTGACGCATCTCAGGCGCAAAGGATATGTGCATCCACCGCCCGTATTCGTGAATCATTTGGTCAAACTTGATGTTTGCCTTTAAAACAATCTGACATAGTTCATAAGGAGTGTGAGCAGAAGAAGAGCAGTCAATAGCCCAACCATCCATGTGGCTGGACACCTTAGAACCGCCAACAGCAACATTAACATCGGGCAAGCGTAGCCAAGAATTAACACGAAGAGCGCCTGTGACATTTCGCACCTCCTCTAAATGCCCAGCCGCCACCTTCATGTTTGCCAGTTGGCGCTCATCGGGCTGGTTATTAATCCCCATCCGTATAGCAGTTTCGCTATACGTCGCTTCCTCAAGGGTAAAGTGCTCGCTCAGACTCATTTTTTCACCTTATCGGCTATCTTCTCAAAAGTACGACCACCAAAGTAAAACGACATCACCACCATGCCCCAATTTCCTAAGAGTTCTACATAGTTACCCCTAGTCTCAAAGTCAAACATCGAGGCAATAGCAAACCCTGTGTATGCCAATAAAAGGAATATAAGAACCATTGGGCGGATGTTTTTAGACAACCAAGAGTCAGAACCCATGTCCGCTTTGAGGCGCTCTGTAAGTTCGTGGGTTTCAGCCACGTCAGCATTAAGTTTTGCCAACTCACCATTTTGTTGCATTTCCAACAATTTGAGTTTGGCTTGTTCTGCTTGCGCGGGGTCAGGAAATACCTTATCTAAGATTTTTCCGCCAATGTCTAAAAGTGCGCCAATAGGTATCATTTTTGTTCCTTTAGTTCACGTTTCAATTTACGCAACTCTTTAATTTCTTGTTTTAATTGCGCTTTCATGTATAGGGTTTCCACATATGCCATCGAGGTTGCTCCCACAATTACGCATATTGCTACTCCTATCAATATCCACCAGACAAGTTTCGTAGTTCCCACATGATCCACCCAAAGAATGAAGATATAACCACCACGGCAACTACCCCACTTGTTAACTCAATAAACCTAATCTCTTCCTGTTCTTTGCGCCATCTAGCCAGCCTCGCCCTACGAATCATTTCCGACTTAGCCCACTCCTGCTCACGCTCTATCTTGGCGTGCATCTTGAGAAATCGGCTATATAAATCCTTTAGTTCAGAAGGCGCATACACCATTGCCTCCCTCGTCTGCTCCATCATCTTTTCCATCTGCAACTCAATAAGCACCCTCTCCGTTGCTTTCTTTGAGGTGTTTTGCTCAGGGTTGTACTTGGTCTTTGATTCTTCTTCTAGTTCAAGGTAATGGTTGTTAATCTGTTGTTGCGCGTCAAACAAAACTCCGAGGCTTGTACCAATATCGTTGATAAGTTTGGTTTCAAACTCTTCGTAAGATTGTTGGGCTTTGGCAATTTTCTTTTGCGCCACAGGCTTGGGCGGGGCTGTTTTGTCGGATAACTTAAAAAATCCAAGGAACCAGTCCCAGACACCCCTAATAGTTTTGACATCATCAATTGCCTGCTCAACTGTTTTCTTAGCAGATTCGACCGCCATGCGACCATCGTGAAGGAGGGCGACCCCCTGTTTGATGACTCCAAAAGCGGTTTGCGCGGCGAGTAGGATGCTGAAGGGGTCAATGTCGCACCCCTATCGAATGATAAGTTTCATCAAAAGCGTAGAGACCGAATCAGTTCCTAAAAGAGTTATTACAACAATTAAATACAAGATGTACTCAATACGTTGCATTCTCTTGGAGCCGTCGTCAAAACGCTTTTGTATGCCTTCATAACGGGACGCACAAATCGCTTCGTGAACCGCGAGGCGCTTATCAGTCTCCGTGGCTAATTCGTGAGTGTCAGACATTTATTTATTCTTCAGCGGGCAATTCAGTAGGCTTTGGCTTTGCGGCTTCTTGAATGGCTTGAATGAGTTGAAACACTTCTTGATAAGGGCGCGTTCCTAAATAACCGAGGACTTGGTTTACGGTTTCAATTGGAAGTTGCAGGTTCATGCCAGCACCTTGTTCATTGTTTCCTGTGTAATGTCTCCAGAGTCAACTAGCATTTGTAAAACAGGCGCAATCATTTCCGCCGTTTGTGCGCTTGCAAATTCTAGTTTGGCAGTAACAATCATTCCAGATTGGTCGTTGTCCCACTTTACGCGCTCAAGCAAACTCATTGCAGAACGAATGTCAGATGCTGTCCACAACTTTGGAAGCGCTGGCATAGGGGGTAATTCAATTGTTACTGGCTCAGGGTTTGTCCATTTATCAGCAACAAAAGTTGCACCCATTTGAATGTGGTCTTCAACTTCAGTGTTGTAAAAAGCCGCAACCTGCGGTGTGTAATGTTCAGCGGGGTTGCCGGGGCAAACATCACGAACTTGTCCGTTTTCAATCCATGCGTATTTCATTTTTAACCTTTCCAAAAAACCATTACACAACCATTGCCACCATTGCCTGCAATTAAAGAAGTAGCAGTAGAGGAGCCATTGACAGAACCACCACCACCGCCACCAATGCCTCCCTTACCACCAATACAATAA